GATCGAGCGGCGCAATGCCAAGCTGAACCAGCTTGCCTATCGCGCGCTGATGGACGACATCGCCAAGTTTGGCGACGACGCGGCCGGCCTTGAGGCCATGCTGGCCGGCTCGAACAAGCGCGTCGAAGGGGCCAGGCGATCGGTTGATGCGCTTACGCGCAGCTATCAGTCGAAGTACTTCGGCGGGTTGTTGCATGATTTGCGCAAGGCGAACCTGTTGCAGTACGTGCAGGCCCGGTTCATGGGGTTTGGCAAGGGGCTGCTCGACGACAAGATTGCGCGCGAGCTGTGGGAGCTGCGCGACGGCGGCACGCCGGGGTCGACCGGATCGCCGGAAGCTGCAGGCATTGCAAAGATTATCAACAAATATCAGGAGCTGGCGCGCCAGGATCAGAACGCGCACGGGGCGTTCATCCGCAAGATCGACGGTTACATTGTCAGCCAAAGCCACGACATGTTCAGGATCGGACGTGCCGGCAAGGACAAGTGGATTGCGGACGTCAAGCCGCTGTTGTCGCCGCGCATGTTTCAGGACGTGACCCTGACCGGCGACGAGGCGTTTGATACCCGCTCGATTGACGAGTTTCTGGGTTTTATCTACGACGAGCTTCGTACCGGCAATTTCCTGAAGGCCGATCCCGAGGCGCCGTTGATCGGGTTCAAGGGCCCGGCCAACCTGGCGAAGCGGGTCAGCCAGTCGCGCGTGCTGCACTTCAAGGATGCCGACGCGTTCATGGCGTACAATGACACCTATGGCACGGGGTCGCTGCTCGAGGCGGTGGCGTCTGGTTTGCGCCGGGCAGCAAACACTTCGGCGATGCTCGAGCGCCTAGGCACCAATCCGCGGGCGATGTTTGAGCGGGTGTTGACCGATCTGCGCGAGCGGTCGCGCACGGCGCCGGACAGGGTAAGGTTGCGCCTGCAGGGATCCTATGCCGAGCGGCTGATGGACGTTGTCGACGGGACGGCTGACATTCCGTCCAGTATCGGGGGAGCGCAGAAGGCGGCTGCGGCGCGCGCCCTTCAGATTCAATCAAGCTTGGGCGGTGCGGTGCTGGCATCGTTTCCCGACATCGCGACGGCGGCCAGCGAGTTGCAGTTTCAGGGGCGCAATTTCCTGGGGGCGCTCGGCGAGCAGTTTGGCGGGATGCTTGCGCAGCTTGCCGGCAGCCGGGCCCAGCGCGAGGCGGCCGATCTTGTGGGGGTCGGGATTGACTCGATCCTGCGTGACGTGGCGAGCCGGGTGACGGTGGCCGACAATGCCGGCAGCACGATCAACAAGATCAACACGGCGTTTTTCAAGCTCAACCTGCTAAGCCAGTGGACGACGGCGGGCGAGCGGGCGGTCAGCGAGATCATGTCGGCAACGCTCGGGCGGCTTAGGGGCGAGGGCTTTGACCGGTTGCCGGCGCGCCTGCGCCAGGTGATGGAGCTTTACGACATCACGGCCAGCGACTGGGATCTGATCCGGTTTAATGCGATGGAAGAGTTCGAGGGGCGCATGTATGTGAACCCCGAAAAACTGCGGGAGGGGGGCATTGACGCCCGCCAGGCGCGCACGGTCGAAGCCAAGATCCGGGCTTATTTCTCCGACCGATCGGCGGTGGCCGTGCTGCAGTCCGGGTCGCGCGAGAAGCTCTACACGACGCAGGCCCTGCAGGCCGGTACGGCTGCCGGCGAAGCGATCCGGTTTATCATGCAATTCAAGTCCTACGGCATCTCGTTCGTGCAAAAGGTAATTGGACGCTACAGCCAGGAGGATCGGTTCTGGAGCATCCCTGGCAGCGTGTTCAAGATGCCGGCCTCCGAGGCTGCGCAGCTCGGCCAGCTGATCGTTACCCTGACGGGGCTGGGTTATCTGTCGATGGCGGCCAAGGACATTGCCAAGGGGCGTGAGCCGCGCGATCCGCTGCGGGTCGATACGATGCAGGCGGCCATGCTCCAGGGCGGCGGGTTCGGCATTTATGCTGATTTCCTGCTGGCGCGCACGAACCGCTTTGGCGGCGGCTTCATGGATACGGCAATGGGGCCGCTGTTTGGGGACGCATCAGCTGCCGGCGAGCTGTTCAACAAGACGCGTGATTACGTCACCGGGCAGTCCGACGATGTGCCGGATGTCGAAGCTTTCAACTTTGTGAAGGGGAACACGCCGTTCATCAACCTGTTTTATACGCGGGCAGCGCTGGATTACCTGATCCTCTACCACATTCAGGAGGCCCTCAATCCGGGCTCGCTGCGGCGTATGGAGCAACGGCTGAAAAAGGAACAGGGGCAGGAGTTTATCCTGCCGCCCAGCGAGGTCGTGAATTAAGCGCGAGTCACCAGTGCGGTAGCCCCAGAACGTTATAACGCCGGGGCCCCCACCGTGACTGTTGCGTCCACGACCAATCGCGTCAGCTACGCCGGCAACGGCAGCACGCTCGCCTTTGCGTTCCCCCACCCCTACCGGGCCAGCACTGACCTGGTCGTGACCTTGCGCACGGTGACAACGGGCGCCGAGACGCTGCAGGTCGAGGGCACCAACTACAGCGTAACGGGCACGCCGACGACGGACGCCGGCGGCTTTGCCTCGGGCACCGTGACTTTTACGGTGGCGCCGGCTGCCGGCACGCAGGTGCACATTGACCGCGTGGTGCCGCGCACGCAGCCGACCGATTACGTGGCCGGCGATGGCATCCCGCCATCCTCCATTGAGGGCAGCCTCGATCGGCTGACCCTCCAGGTGCAGGAACTGGACAGCCGCTTCGAGCGCACGCTGCTGCAGCCGCGCACCGCGGCGAACCGCAATCTCGTGCTGCCGGAGCCGACAAGCGCAACGGCATCGCGCGTCCTGACCGTGAACGCTGGCGGGACGGCCTACGAGCTGCAAGCGGCAGGTGGCGTTTCGAACGGGGACAAGGGCGACATAACCGTGTCGGGCGCGGGCGACACGTGGACGATCGACGACAATGCCGTGACCTTGGCGAAAATGGCCGACATGGCGACGGCCAGTGTGATTTACCGGAAGAGCGCCGGCCCGGGCGACCCGGAAGTGCAGACGCTGGCAACCCTCAAAACCGACCTGGGCTTGACCGGCACCAACACGGGCGACCAGACGATCACCCTTCAGGGCGACGTGACGGGGTCGGGGACGGGGACGTTTAGCACGACGCTTGCGAGCACCGCCGTAACGCCCGCTGGCTACGGCTCGGCCACGCAAGTCGGCACGTTCACGGTCGATGCCAAGGGTCGCCTGACAGCGGCCAGCAACACAACGATTGCCATACCGCATACAGCAGTTTCTGGACTTGGAACTATCGCTACGCAGGCCGCAAACAGTGTGAGCATCACTGGCGGAAGCGTATCTGGCATCACTGACCTTGCAGTCGCTGATGGTGGAACGGGAGCCAGTGACGCAGCCACAGCGCGGACGAATTTGGGCCTTGCCATCGGCACAAACGTCCAAGCCTATGACGCTGACCTGGCGGCGCTTGCCGGTATCTCCACCAACGGCGTGCTGGCCCGCACGGGCGCTGGCACGGCAGCGGCAAGGACGATTACGGGGACGGCCAACGAAATCACAGTCACCAATGGCGATGGCGTCAGTGGCAATCCGACCCTAAGCCTGCCGACGGCGTTGACCTTTACCGGCAAAACGGTGACGGGCGGGACAATCACAGGCATCACCGACCTGGCGCTGGCCGATGGCGGTACGGGGGCCAGCCTGACCGACCCCAATGCCGACCGCATCATGTTTTGGGATGACAGCGGCGGGGCGGTGACGTGGCTGGAGCCGACCGGGCGCGTTGCCATCAGCGGCACGACCATCAACACCGTCAGCGATGCACAGACTTTTGATACCGTTGCTGCGGTCAACAGTGCCACCATTGCAGCCAGTGTCAACCACATCCGCACGGCGGGCTATTACGCGACCGGCGACGGTGGCGGCGCACTGTACAAGCGGGTCGCTTCCGGCACGACGGGGGCAGGCACGCCGCGCATCACCTCGAACAGTGCGGCGACCATTTGGGAACTCAGCGCCGAAGGTGTTTTGAACGTCCAGCAGTTTGGTGCCTATAACGACGGAACCAATGCCGCGACAACGACCAGTGCATTCCAGGCGGCGGCGGCGTTCACGAAAACCGTGTACGTGCCGCGCGGCACTTTCGCCATCAACGGCACGGTCAACATCAGCCTGAACGGCTCTTTCTGGTTTGGGGCTGGGCAGGACAACAGCACCATTACGTCGTCCAGCACGACGGCTCCGATGTTTACAATCAATAGCGGGTTGCAGGGTGTTACTTTCCGCGACTTGTTCCTGACGCGCAGTGTGGCCGCTTTGGCTGGTGCTGAAGGAATTTCGTGCTCTGGGGCCACCATAGGGAAGGCGACATTTGAAAACCTTCGGATTGCGAATCAGAATAATGGCATCAATCTGGGCTGTACCGACTGGAGCAAGCTGACAAACGTCACTTGCGAAAACAACTACAATGCAGGGTTTGTCATCCAGAGCTACGCTCAGGACGGAACGTGCCAGTGGTATTTCCAGAATTGCTTGGCGCAGTTCAACAACGCGCAGGGTTATCTCTTTCAAAGCGTTGCCATTACCGGCACCGCCACGTCGGGCGCATCAACAACCCTGACAGACACGGGCAAAAGTTTCGCAACGAACGCGCTTGCGAATGCTCAAATTCGCATTGTGGCTGGTACTGGCATCGGGCAAAGCCGCACCGTATCCAGCAATACAGCGACTGTCATAACGGTCAGCGCGGCCTGGGCGACTAACCCCGACACAACAAGCCAGTACGTTGTCGGCCCAAGTCAAATGCTGGTTGGCACGCTGGAGAATTGTGCGACTTATGCCAACACCGCCATTGGTTGTGCATTTGTCGGGAGTTCAAACATCCCTGTTCAGGGCGCGCGCATCGACGGCGGTTTCTACGGCGACAGCGGCAATTCTGAGATTTACCTTGACACCTTTGGCGACCAGCACATCATCGCCAACGCTTTCGTCGAATTGTCTGGCACGGGGCCAACGGGCCGCATTCTGGTTTCAAATCCTCTGGCTTTCACAACTGCATCCGGCCCTGTGACGGCTGCAACATCAACGACCGTTACCGACAGCGCAAAGACGTTTACAGTCAATGCTTTTACAAACTACGGAATAACGATATCGGCAGGAACGGGCGCAGGACAGACGCGCACCATTTCCAGCAACACGGCAACGGTTATCACGGTAAGCAGCGCATGGACGACAACCCCGGACACGACCAGCCGTTATTTTGTTTTCTCCAACCTCGGCAGCGGGGTTGAGTGCACGGCCAACAACAGTGGCGTTCTTTTAACCGGGCTGCACATCAATGGGTGCAGCCGCAACGGCATTCGCACTTCAGCAACCGCCTCGACAATATCTAACGTCCGCGTTACAAATTGCGGCCTAAGCAGCACGTCTGGAGAGCGCAACGGTATTTATAATGTTGCTGGTCGTGCCACCATCACAGGCGGCAGGCTATCCAACACCGGCGCTGGGGTATCGCAGCTTTTCGGTGTCAGGGCAGCAGACGGTTCCAACGTGACAATCGTCGGCGCAGACCTGACCAACAACGCCACGTCGGCAACCAGCATTGACGCCAACGGCACAAGCGCCACGATTGTCGGCTGTCTGCCTAACACGCTGAATACGGAAATTCCCATCCTTCAGGTCAATGCCGGGAGTGCAACAGCGCCCAGCATCACGACGGACGGCGACCTGAACACGGGCTGGTATTTCCCAAATGCTGACGCCGTAACGGCCACAACCGGCGGAACGAGACGGTTTGGCATCCTCGGTGGCGCTTATGCGGGCCATGCTCACCTCGGGTCTTTGAATGATGCTCCATCTGCCAACGACAGGAGTTCAAGCCCAGTTTTCAATATGCTGGCCATCAACACGAACGGCATGGGTATTTGTTCGTTTGGCGACCTTACAAATACGCTGGGGTTTGTAACCAACAGCACAGAGCGCATGCGGATTGATGTATCTGGAAATGTAGTGGTCGGCGCGGCTGCACTCGCAACGACTGCGACAAACGGCTTTCTGTATGTGCCAACATGCGCTGGCACGCCAACGGGGACACCCACAACGCACACTGGAATGGCCCCCATCGTCGTCAACACGACGAACAACAAGCTCTATTTTTACAGCGGAGGGGCGTGGCGTGACGCAGGGCCGTAAAGTCATGATTGCAAGCGACGACTGGTCAACCTTCAACGAGATTGCCACGGTCGAAGACTGGAACCCCGTCCCCGGCTCAAGCCAGGTGTGGTTACGTTCTGACGACGGCACCCGCATCGTCGTCGCACGGGGTGAGGTGGAGCCGGTGAACGAGGATATTTGAATGGACACAAGCGACATCCTGAACGCCCTGACCGAGCAGCGCAACGCGGCAGCCAACCAGGCAGCAATGGCCCAAGCGCAGCTTGCGGCCGCCAACCGGCGCATCAAGGAGCTTGAGGACAAGGTCAACACACTAAAGCGCCTGGTGCCGCCTGACGCCACCGAGCCCGAGGCCTGACACGATGACGATCGCGACCACGCAGAACCGGATCAGCTATGTCGGCAGCCCGCCGACGGCGAGCTTCTCGTTCCCGTATCCGTACCGCGCGGCGAGCGATCTGGTTGTGATCCTGCGCACGATCGCGACGGGGGCCGAAACCGTGCAGACGACGCCGGCTCAGTACACGATCAGCGGCGTTGCCGATGCGGGCACGGGCGGGTTTTCGTCGGCGACCATTACGTTCGGCACGGCGCCGGCAGCGACGCAGGAAGTGCACATCATCCGCGCGACGCCAACGCTGCAGACGGCCGACTACACCAGCGGCTCGACCATCGTGCCGGCAACGCTTGAGGGTGGCCTCGACACGCTGGCGATCGGCACGCAATTTGCCGTCGACGCATTTGACCGGGCCTTGCGGGCACGACGCTCTGACCCGGCCGTCAACGATTTGCCGTCCTCCATCACGCGCGCCAACAAGGTGCTGGCGTTCGACGCGAGCGGGCAGCCCACGGTATCGACGGCGACGCTGGCGCAGCTCGAGGGCGCCAGCCTCTCGCCGGGCAGCGTCTCCAACACGCTGCTGGCGGCGATGGGGCAGGCCACCATCAAGGGTCGCGAAAGCGGATCCGGCACGGGCGCGCCATCCGACCTGACGGGTACACAGGTCAACGTGATCTTGCCGGCCTTCACGGGCGCCACGTCGGGCACGGCGGGTGCAAAGGGCCTGGTGCCGCAGCCGATTGCGGGCGATGAGGGCAAATATCTGCGCGGCGATGGCGCCTGGGCAACGGTTGCCGGCGGCGGTGGCGGCGGTGCGCCGACGGATGCCGACTACCTGGTGCGCACGGCAAACGGGTCGCTGAGTGCCGAGCGGGTGGTTACGGACACGGCGACGATCTCGTTCGACTGGGCAACGGCGGGTCAGGCGCGCGCCAACATTGTCACGAACAGCGTCGGGAATACGCAGCTGCGCCAGGGCGGGGCCCTGTCACTGGTGGGGCGCTCGGAGAACTCGGCAGGCAACCTTGCCGATATTGCTGCCTCGGCCGCCAGCGGGGCGGTGTTGCGCGAGAGCGGCTCGACCATCGGGTTTGGCACGATTGCGACTGCCGGCATTGCCGACGAGGCCGTGACCTATGCCAAGCTGCAGGACGTGACCGCGACCGATCGACTGCTCGGGCGCTTCTCGTCCGGGGCCGGCATTGTCGAGGAGATCACGTGCACGTCTTTTGGCCGCTCGCTGATCGACGACGCAGATGCCACAGCGGCACGCACGACACTGGGGCTGACCATTGGGACAAACGTGCAGGCCTTCGCCAGCCAGCTCTCGGATCTGGCCGGCACGACCCGCACCAAGGGCAACATCATCGCGGCCAACGGCACCGCCTGGACGACGGTGGGCGTCGGCACCGATGGCCAGTTCCTGCAGGCCGACAGCGCCTCGGGCGCCGGCGTGCGCTGGGCGACGGCTTCGGGTGGCGGCGCGCCATCGACAGTTGATTACCTTGTGCGGACGGCTGATGCCGGCCTTTCCGCCGAGCGGGTTGTGACAGACAGTGCGACCGTATCCTGGGACTGGGGGACGGCCGGGCAGGTGACGGCAAACATCGTCACCAACAGTGTCGGCAACACGCAATTCCGCCAGGCTGGCGCTTTGAGCCTGATCGGCCGCTCGGTCAATTTCATCGGCAACGTGGCCGACATCACGGCCTCGGCCGCCAGTGGCGCCGTCCTGCGCGAGAGCGGGTCGACGATCGGTTTCGGTACGATTGCGACGGCCGGCATCGCCGACGGCGCTGTAACGCTCGCCAAGATGGCGAATATCGACCAGTACCGGATCCTTGCACGCACGACAGCGCTGGCCGGCGCGCCCGAAGCCATCACATCAAGCGCCGACATGCTGGCGCTGCTGGGCTCGGCGAACTATTCGACGGCGCGCACGAACCTCGGGCTTGCCATCGGCACCAACGTGCAGGCCTACAGTGCCAGGCTGACGGATGCAGCGGCCATCACGCCGGCCAAGGGCACGCTGCTTGTCGGCACGTCAACCAACACGTGGGCCTCGCTGGCAGTCGGTACGGATGGGCAGGTTCTGACCGCAAGCTCGGCGGCGACAAACGGGCTTGCGTGGGGCGCGGGCGGCGGTGGGGGTGGGGGCGCCCCTACCGCCTCTCGTTACGTGCTGGTAAGTGGCACGGCGGATGCCGACCTGACCAACGAGCGGTATCTAACGGCCGGGGCTGGCATTGCCCTGACGGATGCGGGGGCCGGCGGCAACATCACGGCGGCGATCGACCTGCCGGGCTTGACGGCCAACACGACACATACCGGCGCGCACGCGTTGCTGGTGTACGACGGCAGCAACCATCGGCGCCTGACAACCGAAAACCTGTTTGATGGTGGTGCGGCCCTGGGGGCGGCGCCGGCGACCGACGACCGAATTCCGCTGTCGGATACGTCGGCTGCGACCGGCAGCAAGGCGGCTTACGTCACGACCGAGCAACTCCTGCGTGGTGTTGCGAACCTGAGCCAGGACACCGCACCGGATGCAGGCGCTGACTCGATCCTGACATTTGACAATTCGACGACCTCGGCGCGACGCGTTCTGATGCGCGACGTGCGGCCGCTAGAGTTCATCACGCTGGCAATCAGCCCAGAATTGTCTTTCATTACCTTAAGCTCGACGCTGGCGGCAAAAGCGTGTCTGCACTTGCCGTACGCGTTTGTCGTCACTCAAATTCAGTCGACACTGGGGCGCAACGCATCGGCTGTAACGCTGCGCCTCGACATGCGCTACGGTTGCACGGCAGCGACGACCAACAGCGGCGGCGTGACAGGTGGCACGTCGTGGGTAAACGCGGCTTCAAATCCTGCCGGCTTTACCCAGAACAACGGCGTGTTGCTGCAAACAGCGACACCTGACTCAACCAGCATTGTGGTTCCAAGCGGGTCGCTTCTGGGTGCATTTTGCTCGGCAAGCGCGTCGACAACATCGACAACCGGAGCCATTGGCTGGAAGGTGACGCTGGTCGGGTATCGTGCGTCATGAGTGTTGTAATCAGTTACAGCCCGCCGCGCAATTTCTACGCCGCCGGATTCAGTGGGACGGTTATTGTACCAAGCGACGTTACCAGGCTTTACGCCTGGGTGCAGGGTGCAGGCGGTGCCGGGTTTCAATCG